CGCAGGAAACGTTAATGCAGGCGCTGAAAGCGAGAATTGAGAAAGCAAGACACGGGGCGATTTAAGGATGCCCCGTGTCTCGTATCGTTGGTATCATAAAAGCTGGCGACGCGTCCTTGATCCGTCGTATCACACGAGGTCAGACGTACTCAGAGTATCTTCTCGCTTTATGGCATTTGCCGCTTCTGCGTCATTCATCCCTTGTGCCTTTTTGCTTTCCATACGAACCATGCGAACGTATTGCGAGACAGTCATACCCTGACTTTTAGCAAGTTCTTCCACCAAATTTATGATGGGCGCGGCTTCAACATATTTTTTTCTAAAGTCATCACGCTCTCCATCTTTATATGGTGATGAGTACGCTTCCTTTGAGTACATGCGCGCACAGTAGATAGAGATTATGGCGGCGAGCCCCATACTAATAAATTCTTTCACAGGCATTCCGCCCAGCAGGGTGTTCACGCCAGCAAGCCCAGCGTAAAATGTTGCTGCGATAATGCAGTTTACCATGCACAGCACTTTGCCATTCCCGCGCATAATGGAATCTGCGGCCCACGTAGCTAGTATGGCTCCAACCGCCGTTGAAATTGTTTGAAGGATGATGTATCCAAGATCTCCGGGTCTGTATTGAGATATAGACGGCGCAATTGCATTCCAAAGCATCACAATGGCCCCGCCAAATATCGCGAGGGCCCAAAACGCAAGTACGGCCATACACTTTCTTATAAATGAAATTTTCACGGTAGTCCCTCCCTCTTTTTTGACAGCATACACCCGTTCAAACAGACTGTAAACCTATAAAACTCGAAAAGATGATTCGGCGCATTTAACTATAACTGATGCATTTTGTATGCGGCGGACTGATAGCAGAAACTTCAATGTGAAAGGCTGGGGCAATATGACAGTCAAAGGCATAAAGACAACATGTGCGCAACGGCGCGCATCTCTCAAATGGGAGCGTACGAATAATGAGAAGATAACAGTCAAGCTTAGGCTGGGCGTAGACCCAAGCAAAGCACAGATATCCGCATCTGCAAAAGCAAGCGGGCAGAGTGTCAATGCGTGGATTATTGATGCGATCAAGGACAAACTGTGATGTATTTAATTCCGGTGGAGCAGTGCGGTGGAGTAGAAATTTAGCATTTTACTCCACCGGTGGAGCGGTGGAGCACTGGTGGAGTAGATTTTTACGTGCTTCACCGGGTTAAAACCGCTGTGCGGCAACGGATTTGCGGTAATCCGGTGGAGTAGGTGGAGTAGTTTCATATTCTTGATTATTAGAGCGTATAGGGAGACGTAGAGAGTATATATGTACGTCCTGTACGCTCTATACGCCCTCCCGCGAGAGAATAGACAACTTACCCCACCGCTCCACCTACTCCACCTCCGGGCTTCTTCTCCCGTGGCGCATGGCTGTGCATCGGGTCTTTGCCGCTTTGTAATTTTGGGAGAGAATGGACACGGGGCGATATAAAAAACGCGCGGGTGATTGCAATTAGAAATAAGCAATGCTTATATTAAACGCGCGGCCAATTAAGCGCGGGGTTGTAACGGCCAATTAGGGGCGCAAATACGCAATATTTAACTGTTCATTAAGTGTTTTTGCTGGCGTGTCAATAATTTTTGGCCTGACTGTGTATTTGCTGTGCTACACGGCCTTGTAAATTGGCGTTTTGAAAGTGTGATTCTGGCGCGGCTGCTGGGCTGGTGACCTGGGCGGGCGCGGCGCGGCTGCCGGGGGTGCAGGGGGACGACCGACCGGGGCCCCCGATGTCTAGGGTTTCGAGGTATCCGGGAGGGGTGGCGGAAAAAGGGCGGGCCTCTCGCTGGCAGGGTAGGTAATATACAGCACACGCATTCCGCGGCTCCTGAGATATTGGCGGATTTGCGCCCACAGGCATGGGGGTGGCGGAAAATCAGGGGACGGGGCTTTGTAACCTCGGCACTCAAAAATAGCAAACGGCCCCACCAATTTTAAAATATAACAACATTTATTAAAATGTTTAAAAAGTTAAGAATATTTACGGATTAGCAAAAAAGTGGCGCTTGAAATATATGGAAGCTTCGATATAATGCAATTAAGCATAGATAAAATTGCGCGTAAAGGGTGGTGGCCGTCGTGGCAAAAAAGAGCACAAACAAAAGTCAGGAATACGCCACCGCCGAAGCCTTAAAGGCGAAGTGCGAGTCCTATTTCGACCAGTGCGACGAAGATTGTGTGCTGTATGGCGAAGCGGGGCTTGCGCTGTATCTCAACGTCACGATCAAAACCCTGCGGCGCTGGTATGACGGAGAGCGCCACGAGGATTTTCAGGACACAGTTCAAATGGCGTTCATGAGGATTCAGAACCAGATCGAGACGGACCCCAGATATCAGGAAAAAGGAATGGTGACCCGTGGAATTTTCCTGAACAAGCAGCCGCGTTTCGGCGGGTATCAGGACAAAGTTGAAGCGAGACAAGACATTTCCGTAAACGTAAATATGGGCAAGGGAATGGACGAATCGGATTTCAAGTAACGGAGGCCGGGGAATGCAAATCTTGGAAATAGCAATTCTGGCGTGTATCATGATGATTTGGATTGCACTGCTGGTGTCCGTCCTGTGTTATACGCGAATCCGGCTGGCGGAGATCAAAGCACGCGGAAGACGCAACCCTGAAGACGGGGGCGTAAATGTTCCTCAAGAACTTGCAAAACCTTTTCCCGGCAGCGTGGATGAGGGCGTTGAAAATATTATGACGTATAGCGTAGGCGGAAAGGCCGGTGATTCGCTGTGAAAGTGCAGGACGTCTTCGACAAGGCAATCCGGCTGATGGACGAGCAAAACGAATCCACCGGAACGACCGTTACCGCCGATACGAAGGAGTATCTGGTGAGAACGCCGGATATTTTAGATTCCATTCTTGCACGGGTAAGTTTATCCGTTGGTCGCCCTTATGCGCGGGTAATTGCGGTAGGGGATGAAATTCAACTTGACGATGCAGTTGTTTCTGGAGTGCTGCCCTACTATCTGGCATCAGCGCTGATTGCGATTGAAGCGCAGGACAGCGTTCTTGCGGCATATTTTAGCAAGGCGGGTGACGCGGCGCTGGCTGTTATCGCGGCGAGGCTTATAAAAGCTGAACCGGAGCCCGTAGAGGATGTGTACGGCGGGCTTGAGTACGGGGAGTTTGCAAGATGGTGACACGAGGGTGGTATACGTGTCCCGGCTGTCACAGAAAGCTGATTAAAATAACCCTCAGTTCCACAATGTACCGAGTGCCGGTGTATTGCCGGGCATGTCGGTCTGAATGGTTTCCGGCCATATGGAACGGAAAAGAGCTGGAAGCCGGGCAAGCTTTTCCACCGACCGGAGAAAAAATATCATAACAAGCTAGAGCGTTTAGCGCCAGAAGCACGGGAGAGATCCCGGCTTTTGGCGCTTTTTATTTTGCCATGTGCGGCAGACCAGCCGCCATGGAGAATATGAACCGGCAGACCAGCCGGGGAAAGGTAATTTTATGGAGAACGAAAACATGAACCCTGCCGAGGAAACTTCCGAAACCACGGACGCTTTTCTGGACGGCTGGGAGCCGGACGGCGTAGAGAACTCCGAGACCCCGGAGAATGAAACGTTCGAGAGCGATACCGAGGAACCCCCGAACTCCGATCCGCAGGAGTCTGCGCCGGAGACAGAAAAAGAGGGCACGGCGGAAGAAACGCCTTCCGAAAAGTCCGAAGAACCTCCCGTTCCGAAGCCGGAGACGGAGACCCCCAAGTTGTGGGCGCTACGGCATCTGGGCGAAGAAAAGGCCGTGAACGAGCAGGAGATGACCGCTCTTGCACAGAAGGGCCTTGACTATGACCGGGTACGGGAGAAATATGACGCGGCAAAGCCGGTCATGGAGATGTTTACGCAGATGGCGAAGCAGTCTGGCATGACCGTTGAACAGTACGTTTCCTTTGTGAGAACGGAAGCGAAAAAGTCCGCGGGCATGAATGACGACGAAGCAAAGCGCGCAGTGGATCTGGAAGACCGCGAAAGCGCTGTTTTGGCAAAAGAGGCCGAGGAGGCCGAGAAGCAGACCGCCGCCCAGCAGGCGGCGCAGGCTGAGGGGTCCGCAGAGGAACGGCGAAATGCCGATATCGCGGAATTCCAGAAGACATTCCCGGATGCGGCAAAGGACGTGGGCAGTATTCCGCAGGAAGTTTGGGACGCCGTGAAACAGGGGCAGCGTTTGGCGGTTGCCTATGCGCTGTGGCGTGAGAAACAGGCACTTGCGGAGACTGAACGGGTAAAGCAGGAATCGGCGGCAAAGGAGCAGAACGCGAAAAACGCGGGGCGCTCCACAGGCAGTATGAAGACCGCCGGAGCGGAAAGCAAAGCCAGCGATCCGTTTTTAGACGGATTCGGTTCCTGATACAGTCCTCTCCGCATCCATATGACGAAAGAGAGGAAATCAAATGATCAATTACGCAACCAAGTATGAATCCAAGATTGCAGAGCGATTCAAAAGGGCATCCATCACGGACGCGGACTGCGGCCACGAATATACGTTTGTCAGCCCCAACAGCAAAACCATTCGTATTGGCTCTGTAAACACCGTCCCTGAGACGGAATACACCCGAACCGGCAGTGACCGCTTCGGCAGTGTCCACGACGTGGGCGACACGCTTCAGGAGATGACCTGCGAATGCGCCCCCGCGTTCAGCTTCACCATTGATGCGCTGGACGGTACGGATCAGGCCATTGAAAAGTCCGCGGCTAAGGCTCTGCGCCGGCAGCTGGATGAAGTGACTGTTCCCAACATGGACAAGCGGCGCATTAAGAAGTGGTGCATGGGCGCGAATATCCAGTCTTTAGAGGCTACCGCCCCCACGAAGTCTACCATCACCGGAATGATTATCGATCTGGGCGCGAGAATGACGGATGCTCTGGTTCCGCTGGAGAACCGGACTCTGTACATTGGGACGGAGTATTACAAGCTGCTGAAGCAGAACCCGGACTATTTGGGCGTGGACGCTCTGGGCAAGGAAGCACTGACCAAGGGCGTCGTTGGCGAGTTTGACGGCAACCGGGTCAAGCCTATTCCTTCCCGGTATATGCCCGCGGGTGTGTACTTCTTCATCAAGTACAAGGGCAGCACGGTTGACCCCGTGAAGCTCCAGAAGTACGACATTCTGCCCAAGGTGCAGGGGTATTCCGGCCCTGTGGTGCAGGGTGTGACCTACTACGACAGCTTTGTGCTGGGGACCAAGGGCGACGGCATCGCTGTGTGCGGCAACGCCACTGCGATTCTGGCGGTGCCTGCCATGGCCATCGCCAGCCACGCCGTTACGATTACCGCCGTTTCGGGGGTGGTGTTCAAGTATACGGTGGATGGCACGAATCCCCGGTACTCCACTACTGCCGAGACCTACACCGCCGCCGTGACGCTGACCGAAGGCCAGACCATGCGCGCCATTGGCACAAAGGACGGCAGCGTTGGCGTTGAGGGAACCAAGGTCTACGAATAATCAATGAAATCAGGGGGCCGCAATGGCCCCCTGATCGGGATTTCGGGAAAGGTGAGCGCATTGGCATACAAGAGTTTTAGCAAAGCGGGCGGCGAGTTTTATGTTAATTTCGGACACGCCAATGATAAGCAAAAACAATTTTATCAGGCCCGTGAGCTGTATGTATGCTACGGAGGCGCGCGCGGTGGCGGAAAGAGCCACGGCATTCGCGTGAAATCTGTGGGCGGTGCGCTGACCTATCCCGGCATTCGAATTTTAATCATCCGCAAGCATTACCCGGATATGGAAAACTCCCTGATTACGCCGATCATCCAGATGGTTCCCATACAGATCGCCAGTTACAACCAGCAGGCGCACATTATGCAGTTCGCCAACGGCTCCACGATCAAGTTTGGGCATTACGACACCGGATCAGACCTTGAATACCAAGGGCAGGAATTTGACTGGATTTTCATTGATGAGGCGACCCAGTTTAGTGAGGCGCAGTTCCGCGTGCTGGGCGCGTGCCTGCGGGGTACTTCCAACATTCCCCGCCGAATGTATCTTACCTGCAACCCCGGAGGAATCGGGCATCTGTGGGTTAAGCGGCTGTTTGTTGACCGGGAGTATCAGAACGGCGAAAAAGCAGAGGACTATCGGTTCATTCAGGCGACCGTGGACGATAATCCGGATTTGTTAAAAGGCTCTCCCGGGTACCTGAATATGCTGGACACGCTACCCGATGACGTGCGGCGCGCGTGGCGGTATGGTGACTGGAACACGCTTTCAGGCATTTTCTTCCCGGAATTTCGCAAAAAGACTCACGTCATTGAACCGTTTGTTCGTGTTCCGCAGGAGTGGAAGAAATACCGCGCGTTTGACTATGGTCTTGATATGTTCGCCTGTCTCTGGGTTGCGGTGGATTTTGACGGGCGGTGCTATGTGTACCGGGAGGTGCAGCAAAGCGGGCTGATCGTCTCCGCAGCAGCGGCCCTGATGAACAGTCTGACACCGCCCACGGAGCGGATTGAATTCACAATCGCCCCGCCGGATATGTGGAATCGACAAAAGGACAGTGGGCGCACGATGGCCCAGATATTTATGGAAAACGGCGTGGGAATCCTCAAAGCGTCCAACAATCGAATTCAGGGCTGGATGACACTGAAAGAAATGTTGAAGCCCCTGCGTTCGGATAAAGATCGCCCCGGGCTTCTGGTGACGAATGAATGCGTGGGGCTGATTCGGAACCTTCCAGCTATCCAGCACGACCAGAAAAATCCTTCTGATTGTGCCACAGAACCGCACGACATTACTCACATATGCGACGCGTGCCGGTATTTTGCGGTTACCCGCGTGATGGGTGCCCAGAGAATGGAAACGCGGGAAGTGGAGGAGCTGGGTGACGACGGCGAGGACTACGACGAAGGAATGACCGGCGGTGAGTGTGACGAGTCCTATTTGAACTACGGAGGGTAAACCATGGCGAATTCCATCCTGTCAATAAAACGCTTTTTGGGACTGAACGAGAACCCCGACGGCGATACCAAAATTAAAGACGGGGAATTGTCAGAACTCCAGAATTTCCGAATTACCCTCGACGGGCATTTGCAGGTCCGTCCCGGAAGTGCAACCATTTTTAACCTGCGCGCTGCCTGGGATGCATGGTGTAGTGTCCCCGGCAATACTCCTTCCACGAGTGCGCCGGAGTTCTCCGGGGCGTGGTATGGACTCGCGGGGGCATCTACGGTGCTCTTGTGTGCCTTTGGTGGCGTAATTTTCAAGGTAAAGCTGACAGACTGGACCGCAGCAGCGGTCGGAACTTGTACGCAGCACAAAACGTCTTTTTTCGGCTTCGGCGGCAAGGTCTATTTGTTAAATGGACACGAGTACAAATCGTGGGATGGCACAGAGTTTTCAGAGGTGGTTGGATACGTGCCCATTGTTCAAACTGCAACTTCGCCCGCCGGGGCGGGAACAACGCTTCAACCTGTAAATCGGTTGACCGGGTTGCGTAAGGTGAAATTCTCCCCTGATGGGACCGCAACGGAATTCCAATTGCCTGAAACCGACATTTCGGCAGTGACGGAGGTTTCTGGAACCGGCATCACATATACCACGGATTTTGCGGCCGGAAAGCTGACATTCGCCAGTGCCCCCGCAAAAGGGGTTAATACCGTCACTATCACCTACCGGAAGGGGGATGGTGCAAGGGCGGAAGTTGCGGGGATGCACTTCTGTGAAACGTTCAACGGCAGCGCCGATACCCGCGTTTTCCTCTACGGGGACGGCACCAACAAAACAATCTATTCTGGCCTTGACTATGACGGAAACCCAACGGCGGAATATTTCCCGGACCTCTATGAAATGTCCGTTGGCGAGAGTAACACGCCGATTACTGCGCTGGTCCGCCACTATTCCCGGCTGGTGGTGTTCAAGACCAACAGTGTATATTCCTGCCAGTACGGCACAGTGACGTTGGACGACTCCAGTACAACGGCGGCATTTTACTGTACTCCCGTTAACCGGGAACTGGGAAATGAAGCCATGGGGCAGGTCCGTCTTGTGGAAAATAATCCTCTTTCTCTTTGTTCCAGCAGTATCTACGAATGGAAATCAACCTCTTCATCCGGGAACCTAGTTTCGGACGAGAGAACGGCAAAGCGGATCAGCGACCGGGTATGGGCCACGACAAGCGGCATGGACTTGTCCCAGATTACTACGTTCAGCGACCGGGACAGCTATGAATTCTGGTTTTGCCTTGGGAACGAGGCAATTATTTTGAACTATGCAAATAACACCTGGTACCGATACAAGGGAATCCCTGCCGCGCAGCTTTTAAAATGTGGCAGAAAGGTA